ATAACCACGCCAGCCACTGGAGACACCAGCAGGGCCGTGGACCGCGGGGCCGGGTCGATTGTGAAGGTTGCCATATTAAGGAGCCTGGTAGTAGCTGACGCCCATCTGCACGCCGGCCACGGTGGAGCCCACCGTTTTGAAGTTCAACGCTTCCGCAACCGCAGTTCTGAACAGATAGCCGGGAGGCGAGACGGCAAGATTCGCACCTGACACGCCGCTAGAAATTGCCGCCAAGATCATCGGCCACAACAGCGTGGCATTGGACGAGAAAAAGCCCCAATGGGCCGGGGTCTGGTTGGTCGAGGTAATCGTGTAGGCTGTGATATACGCGCGCACGCCGGCCACCGACGAAATCACCGAGGCCGAGGTCGTGGCGAGCACCGATGTGCTGGCAAACGTCGTGATGCCGTCAATGACCTGACGCACGACAAGCCCGCTCGAGCCTGACGACGGCGCAACACTGGACTGCGGGCTGATATTACTGACGCTCCACGACCCGCCCTGAAACACCGTGCTGTTGCCCGAGATCAGCACCACCGTGCTGTAGCCCGCGACGGTGACGTTCAGGTCCGCGGCCGACGACTGGTAGACCGTATTGAGAAAATCGGCCTTGCTCGACTGGTAAACCGTGACCAGCAGATCGGCCTTAGAGGACTGGATCGGCCGCACACTCCACGTCGAGCCCGCAACCGGCGTGCAGGTAACCTGAAGGTCCGCAGCAGACGACTGCACCGGACGCACCATCCACGTACTGCCGGCCAGCGGAGCCACCGTGCAGTTGCCGGAAATGTTCGCGTTGAAGTCCGCGGCGCTCGAGCGCACGACCCACGCTGACCCAGCCAGTGGTGCCACGGTGCTGTTGCCGCCAATGACCCATGGCGAGGTGCCCTGATGAACCGTCGAATTGCCCTTGATCGCCACCACGCCACCGACCGACGACACCACGTCAATCGTGCCGGCCGATATCGCCACATCTGGCAGCGACGTGACTTGCACGTTGATCGGGGTGCCGCCATCCGTGACGGTCACGATGGCCCCAGAAGCATTGACCCACAAGCGCCCGACCGGATCCGACTTCAGGTTGACGTAGTCCTGATCAGCGGCTGTGATAACCGGCGTGTCCTCGCGGACCACGAGCACCGACATACCAGCCTGACCACTCGCAAACGCGGCGTCCTCAACACGAATCGCGCCGGCAATCGTGGCGAGGTTTCCAGTCTCGAGCGCCAACCCAACAGCTGCCGGCCCAGTCACTTCCACCGTGCCAGCTGCCCTGACCACGAGCCCGAACGCCGTAGACGGCGCAGCACCACTGGTCACCATCGCCACAGCCAGCGAGGACGTTTGATCGCCCAGATGCATGATCTCGGCGTGCATCTTGGACGAGTTGATCGTCTGGCTAACCGTCCTCAGCTTGAACGTCAGCGTGGAAGGTTCCGCCCCGCCAATGTGATCGAATGCCATTACTGACCCACCAGCCGGCCGTTACCCGTGTTCTGCTGGTTCTTGAGCGCGAAGCCGTGATAGGCGAGCTCCACGATCAGGTTCATGTCTGGGTTGGTCACCGTGGACAGCAACAGATTGGCCCGCGTCAGCCGGCAGGCCTCGAGGTGCCGGAAGGCATTCTCCGCGTTGCCGGCGGAACCCTTGAGCTCTCGAGACAGTTGTATCCACGCCTCCGGCCGGCCGAAGCCCATCGTGGTAGCCGTCTTCGCCACCGCGGACTGCGCCAATGGGTAGGCGTCATGCTCGAGCGCCTTGACGGCACAGAGCGCAACCGCACGACGCTGCGGATCCAGAGCCCGTGTGCGCTGGAAGATTGTCCAGCCCCACGAACACCAGTCCCGCAGCGATTCCCACTTGGCCTGTAGACCACCCAAAGCCGAGCCCATGATCACCCCGCCCTGCCACGCTGGATAGCCAGGCCTGAAATACGACGTGACCACCGGAGCCCCTGCCGTCGAGGTGTTGTTCCAGTAGTTGCGGTGGAAGACCTGACCAGGCATTACGTCAACGGCACACAGCTGATGTAGGCCGCTCCGTTGATGTTCGTGCTGAAGGCCCTGACCCGCAACCTGTGGTCCTTCTCGAGGGTGTGCTGCACCACGTATTGAGCCGCCTGGCTGGGCGCGGTCTTGGGGTAGAACTCATCCACCCCCGCATTGAGCGCCGTCGAGGCGCACGACCCTACCTGCCAGCTGGCATTGCTGTCAGCCGACAGGATGTAGGTGGCTTGCACAATCATCGACTGCCCGACCCTGAACGAAGCCGTCCCGAGTTGCGTCGAGTCGAGCTCCGCGTAGAGCGTGGCCGTCGAACCACCCGCCACCGGCAGAAAGGTGGAATTGATCGGCTTATTGCCTACGTCATGCCACGCCACGGCTTACGCCTCCGCTCGCGTCGAGCTCTTGTAACGGATGTAACCGCGCAGTTCGGCACGAGCAGACCCAACCGGCAGCGCCGTCGAACCCGCCGCAATCACAAACGCCAGCGTCGAGCCACCGACAATCTGCTTGCCTTCGTATTCGCCCGCGTCAGGCGTGACCGTGGTCAACACCCCGGAGGCCGTCGAGGTCATCGAGACAGGCGCGTGCAGGTTGCTGCTGTCATCCGAGATCACGAACGTGGCCACAGACGAGATCGAGGCCGCGCCAGTCGAGCAGCTGGAACACGCGAAGAACGTCTCGGTGGCGAACCAGTCCTCGTAATTGGGAACCGTGGTCACCGCATACGTGGCTGAGACGCCCGACGTGCCCACGAGCACAAAGGCGCTCCACAACAGAGACTTGGACCCGTAGACAGGGCCGCTGAAGGCTGTTTTACCCATGTATCACCTGAAGGAGAGCTCGCAGCAGCCTGGTGAGAGGCCACTCCTGCCGCGGGAGCACCGCGAGCTCGAGAAGACAGCGGCTATGAACTACGTGGATGCAGGATGTAGAACGGCCCGAACTGGCTGCGATACCAGTATTCGTGGCGAGACTTCCATTCGACCCGCCACGGGCAACCCCACATGAACCGAATCCCCAACAAACTACGCGCCGGCCGTGCCGTATGCGCCGACCCAAGTCCACGCACCCACCGAGAAACGATGGCGGGTCTTGAAAATGCGGTTGCCCGTGCGCGGGTCAATCGCCATCGGCTCCGTCGAGATCGGAACGCGACGGTAGAACGTCAGCCCGTGCTGCGCCTTCGCCGACGCCGTCACAAACCACGCATCGTTGTCGGTCAGCCGCTGATTGACGATCAGGTTCCACGTCCGACGAGACTTGATCGGGTTGCGGTCGTTGTCAGCCGAGCCGGGAAGCCCCACGCTGTTCAGGAGCCGATCCGCCAGGAACTCGAGAGCCGGCGGCACGATCAGGTTCAGGCTCGTCACCGGTGACGCGAGGTGCCCGGCTTCGTCCTTCTGGTCCGTCTGGAAGTCCACCAGCGCCTGCTGGAGCGACGTGGCAGACAGGTCAGCGTCTGTAGACGGGCGGTTCTTCGCGGTGCCGCCAGCCTTGAGCAGATGCGCTGAGTTGAACAGCGACACCCCGTCCGGTGTGGTCTCCGTGGTGAACCCGTTGTTCAGCACGTTGGCCGCACGACCCTCCTCGACGTAACGCGCCGAGAATGCCAGCCACTCGCCGGCCCCGTTCAGGATGTTCTCCGGGTCGTCTTCCAGAGCCGTCTGGGTCACTTCGAACCCGAGGCCGTTTTCGGTGTGCGTGAAGTCCTTCGTGTAGCCCTGACGCAGGGTGTCGAAGGAGTAGGGGTCGCCTTCGGGCTTGCTCTGGGTGTCACCGAAGGGGACATACGTCACGACGCGTTCGAACTTACGATCGCTCGAGCGCACGGTGAAATACTGCGTGTAGATCCGCTGAAGTTCTTTCAGCCGATCCTTCATGATCGAGTAGAACGCCTTGTCTACGTTGTCGTAGAGGGCGTCAAATGTGCCGCGTGTCTGTGCCATTGTTCAGCCCTCCGTCAGTCCATGAACGCAAGCAGATAGCTGGTGCTGTCCGCAGGCGTCCGGGTCAAGAACTTGAAGGACACAGCGCCGCCGCTGTCGCCCTCCGCATCGATCAGGCCCGTGATGCGAGCCCGCACGTTGATGATCGTGGAGTTGGAGAGGTCGATCTTGTGGATGGCGAGCGTCGAGTCCCACACGATCGCCTTGTTCTTGCCCACCTGGGAGCTGGTCAGGTTCGCGCCCTGCGTCTGGGCTCTGAACTCCACCGAGGGGTGCGCTTCCCAGATGCTGATGACGGTGCCGCGGACGTTCGAAAGCCCGCCGACCGTGCCGGCCGCAGTCGGGGTGTCCGCTGCTACGCCGACGATCGCGGTGGACATGACGACGCCTGCCGTCTGCGAAGACGGAAGCACCTGGCCCGCGTTGCTGTCTGTGTTGACATCGAGTCCGACGATCCGGCCCAGCGTGATCGCATTCGAGCTGATACCGCTCGAGAGCGGCATCGAGCGCATGGGGAAAGCTCCCCACGGCGATTTGAACGGGCGCAGGATCATCCCCGATGTGAGGGTGATATCTGCCACTTGTTGCACTCCCCCGCGCAGCTGCTGCCGCGCAGACGAATAGACGGGTTTATGGGAGGATCAAAAACCGTCAGGCTGGTGCCGTCTGATCCGAAATGACAGCCGCAACCGCAACACCGAGGTCAGGCCCTGGTGAGGCCGGCTCCACTTTGGGCGCATGGGAGCCAGACGCGAAACACCGAGATTAGCGGCTCTGGTGAGGCCGTTGCTGGGGGATGTGATTAGATTAGCAGATGCTTATGGTTGTGTCAAGGCCGCTTGCCGAGCATCGACGCAAGTAGGTCGTCCATGTAACGCTGCCGGTCTTCGGCCCGGCGCTGCGCGTTCTTGTTCCACTGTTGTTTATTGTAGGGATCGTCGCGGGACGGCTGCTTCACCGCCTGATACATCCAGTCGTGCGTGGCCTGCGACATGGGCCGGCGCGTGAACGGCGGCACGCGCGGCGCTGGCAGCGTCAGCGCCACCTTGTGCTCCACGATCAGCTGTAAGGCCTTCATGGCCGCAGCGTGCGCCTCAGGCTCGCTGGGATTGTTCAGCGCCAGCGCAATCAGCTTCTGGATGCGGTCGATCATGGCGTCGAGGCCTTGCGGAACGCATCGTCAGCAGCGGCGTTGCGCTCACGCCTCGCACGGTCCTCGGCCTGCCGCTTCAATTCGTCCTGCCAGTTCTGCTCATGGGTCAGGCCCTTGTCCTCGCGGCGAATGCTGGCAAGCACGGCGAGACGATCTTCCAGTTCTCGGATGCGTTGCTGTAACGCCATCATCGCCACCTCGGATGCTTTTTCGTAGCGGTCCCGCTCGCGCCTGAACGCTCTGAGACTGCCGCGCAGACTCGGCGGCAATTCCTCCTGCGCCTCTTGGGGTGGGGTGCGGCACCACGCTAGGTGGGGATGGCCAGAGCGCGCAGAGTCAGGATTGTCTGACCCACAGGTGCAGGCTTGGGGTGGGGTGCGGAGCAGGGCGGCGGCTGCACGGGCATTGATCACCTCGTGCCACTCCTCAACTGTGCCGAACTGACCGTCCGTTAACTCCTGGTATTCGCGCTCCACGCGCGTAATCAGGCGACCCAGAACAGCCACCAGATCCGCCGCGACCGCCTCTCGTGAACGCCCTTCAGTCATGGTCGCCTCCGCATGGCCCAATCGGCAAACCTAGAACCCAGCCATGCGATGCAACCGACCACAACGAACGCGGCCAATAAAAAGTTGACCCAGTCACTCATGCTGCCACCCCCATCTTGCTTCGGTAACCCGCCTGATACCCGCGCTCGTAGGCTACCCACAACAGGTCGATCAGATCGGCATGGGTCAGCTTTCCGCCCTGCTCGCGGAACCGCTTCACGTCGTCCCTGAACCGTCGCGCACGGAACGTCTGCGCCGCACGCTTCCGGCCAATCTTGCCGCCGAAATGATGCACCGCTTTCGGCACGCAGGCATGCGAACAGAACCGGATCCGAATCCCGCTCCCGCGATACCGGCGCTTGACCCGGTGCAGTCCGCAGGTTTCACAGAGCGGTAAGGGTTCGGTCATGGCTTTGGTTTTGCGTCGATAGCGCGCGGAGCACCGGCCCACGCACGGTCCCTACAAGAAAAGCAAATCCTGACACCGTTGTAGTTATGGTCACGCTCTCTGATTTTCCCGCAATTTGGGCACGTGAATAGGGCGATCAAGTCCTTGATTTTTTCTTCGTGTTCGGTCACAGTCCAGCCCTCGTAAATCCGCGTTTCGTCTTCCGCGCCTTGCTGGCCTTCTCGATCGCATCCTCCGCACTGTAGGCCTTCGCCCTGAACCGGTCGCCCTTCACGCACCCGCAAGGAACAGCGTAGCGGTGCTCCCACTCGTCGTCCTTGTGCGCGCAGAACTTCCTCCCGCACCGCTTCAGGTGCCGGCAGTCCGTAAGCTCATAGCCGATATCGGAACACACCTGGCAGTAGAACGTCCACTCCCGCTCCCGGCCCTTCGGCCAGATCTCCCGAATGACCCCTTCCAGCCCCCTGAGGGCATCATCACGCGACACACCCTGCGTTCTCATGCCGAGGTATTCCTTCATCGCCTCGCGCATGGCCTTGACGAACGGCCCGAACTCCGCGACGAAGGAACGGCGTCTGCCTCTGGCCGCGCGCACGTCAGCCAAGGCCTCATCCGGCAGGCGGTTCAGGCGCGGGACGAGCTCCGTTACTGGTTCAGCCATTGAGTCCATAACCGCAGGGTTAACGTGCGCAGGCTGACGCCTTCACGTCTCGCCTTTGCCTTCACGGCATCGAGCAATGTCGGCGGGATGCGGTCTATTTCGAACCGCACCCGCCTGTCAGTGTGGGGAGTGAACTCGCGGGACCAGCCTCGTTTGACCATGCCCGCGAGTCTACCGGTATTCACTTGACAGGCTCCAATCTCTTGCCAAGCTCCGCGAACCGCAGGCCGAACTCGTATCCGCAGCGGAGGCCGCAGAAGTGGTTGTCGCCATATCCGCCAAGCTCTTGACCCTGCGCCCACGGCTCGTCGCGGTAGGGATAGGGCCGCAGCTTGCGCCCGCACCAGCGGCACGTCCCTAGATCGTTCGACGCTCCGAACGGTTGCGCCTTCATCGCTGCACCCCTGTCGCTAGCGCCTCGCGCACGGCTTCAGTGGCGTTCTTGCGGGCCACGATCGCGTCGAGCGAAGTGTGCGAGGCTAGCATCCTGAGCGGCACCGCGAACCCGCAGGCGAGGCAAACCACCCGGTCTGCCTCCTTGGGGTGGAGGTCGTAATTGTGAAGGTGCGCCATCACTTGCCCCCTTGCGCGATCGGTGAGCCCGCCGGCCAATCGAGGGCTTCGACCGCATACGCCCAAGCCCTGCGCGCCGCGTGCGCCGCCTCGGCGTGGAACTTGTCAGCCCGGCAGAAATTCCACGTCGCCTTCTCCATGGCGAAATCGACGGCGCTGTCCTGCGGGCCGTTCTTCGCCGCCACGCCGGCCGCGATCTCCACCCAGCCCATCGCCTCCCTGTCCCACTCATGGACCATGTCGATCGCGTGCTTGGCTTGCGTGCCCCAGTAGCGGGCGTCCCGCCGGTTCTCCTTCGCCTGCTCTGAAAGGCGGGCCATTATTCACCCTCCGGAATGACAACAACGCTGACTACGTGGTCGAGTGTCGGTTGAGCGTCTGTGAACATCATTCGCAATTCGACCATACCGACACCCTTTTGACTCACCGATTCCACATTGTGAAGAGTGACAGCCCTACGAGGGACGTAACCAGGCGACGGCTTGGGCGAATAATTGACGGTAATTCTCATCGGTTGTGCCTCCGAGAGAGATACTACTCTTTACCGGTATTGTTGTCAAGTATACCGGTAAAGTATTTTCAGCTTATTTTCAGGACGCCGCCGCCTCGGCCGCAGCCAGCCGGCTCCT